TCAGAGTTCGGGGATGGCGTTTGTGGCGATGGTCTGGTCGATGGTTCTGGCGTTGAAGTATTTCATGGTAGTGGCCAGATCATTATGGTCTGCAAGTTGCTGCACGACCTTTGGATCGGTTTCATTGTGCAAAAGCCAGGTAATCATGGTGGCTCGCATGCCATGGTGAAAGGGTTTTATTCTGGGCAGGCCGATGGCTGTAAAAATTTTTGCGGCATAGATTGAAATGTTGCCGCGCTCTTTCAGCCATTGCTCACCGTTGCCTTTATCCAGGTACCACTTTTCCTTCGGGCTGCGCTGGCTCAGGTCTTCTTTCAGAAACTCGAACAGGGTGTCATTGATAGGCTTGTTCGGGAATTTCATTTTTTTCGGGTAGAAATTAATTTCCGGCACTTCGCGGATCCGGATCACTCGTCGCTTCAGATCGATGTCAGACAAGCGAAGCGCCCAGATCGGGCCGAGTCGCAAAAGCGACTGGGTGGCCAGCATGAAAGCCCGATCCATATTTCGTGCTGCTCGAATATCTTTCGGGCGAGTGTACGTATCCAGCCGGTCTTTAATCAGCGCCCGGGCACGCTTCAGGTCAAACAGGGTATAAGTGTCCATGTCTTTCTTGGGCGCAGTGGCTTTTTTCAGCCGGTGGCGCTTGTCGAGAATTTCATGGTCATAAGCCCAGTTCAGAAAAATACCCAGATGGCGCATGTGCTTGTTCTGGGTCGTTTTGCTGATCACCTTGCCGCAGTATTCCAGGGAAGTCAGATGCTCAAAATACTGGATGTTATGCTCGCGGCTGAACTCCCGCAGCTCATGGTCGCCAACGGCACCGATATACATATCCACCGAGCGCACATAATCTTTCACAGTGCGCGGGTGGTTGGTGGTTTTGAGTTCCTTTTCCCAGTTGGTCTTTGCCGTGGAAACCGGCATCCGCTTACGGGCCAGCCGCTTTTTATCCTTCTCTGCCTTATCCTTCCTTTGTTTATCCCGCAGCTCTCTTTCCTTACTGAGATATAACTCCCAGACATGGCGTTCCAGCGCATCCTCTGCCAGATGATCCACATCACTGGCAGCGCATAATTTGCGACGGATACCACGGCGGCGGGCAATAAACCCGACTTCCGGATCATGGGGAAATTCCCCAATATAGTTTTTGGACTTCGGGTCATAGAAGTACAGAGTGCGAGACATTACCGGCCTCCACCAATCCAGGCAGCACGACCAACAACGGTCACATCTTCAGCTGGCAGGGTGTAATCGTCATAGGCTTCATTGTCAGAAATGACTTTTACCTGGCTACCCGGGAGAAATTGCAGGCGACGAACCATAGTGTCCTGGTGAACGGTAATCAGATAAATGTCATCACCACGCTGGCGACGCAGGTCAACCAGTACCTGGCAACCATTCAAAATCCCGCGCCCGATCATGGCATCGCCGGTATTGGTGAACATCAGGCACTGATCCGGATCCACCCTGAGCACCTGTTCCAGGTAATCGCGCTCAAATTTTACAGGGCCACTTTTTTCCGGGCTGTCATCATGGAAACGGATAGTGACATAAGGGCTGTTTCCGAATGGGTGGCCATCGCCAGTACTCAGCCAGATCAAGTCCACACCACTGAATTCAGACAGGCGAGCCACCCGGCTAACAGTAGGTTCGTTGGTTGACTTGATGTAGCGGCTCAACTGGGTTTTTGTGATGCCAACATAAGCCACCAGATCCTGCACTGCCTTACCCTGTTTTTTCGCAAAATCCACAGCAAACTGGATTCTGTCGCCCATCTCGTTAGCCGCTTCATTCATGTACACCACCATATTCCATCCCTTTTTATAAAAATGTCGATTTTTTGCCTTGATAAGTAACCTATACGTGTTTAAAGTTACCTATAAGTTACTTCATGATGCTCCATAACGCTTCATAGCGCATCAAATAACTTGAAAGTTAGTTTAAATGACGAATAGGTAACTCGCAATGATTGATACAGCCACAGACAAACTTTTTAACCAGAAGGGACTGTGCGAGCTGCTGAACATCAGTAAAAGCACCCTGCTGCGTAGGCGTAAGGAAGGCGCGCTCCCTGACCCGATCAAGGTTCTGGGGCAAGAGGTTTGGCCTAGCAGTGTTATCAACCGCTGGATCATTGAGCAAAACCCCAGCCTGCTGGAGCAGGTAAAGCCGGTAACACCCAAGGGGCTGAGTAAAGCCATCAAGGCTCGCAAGGCTGATCTCGAATCAGTACCGGCATAAGGAGCACAGGTAAATGGATTACAAAGAAATTCAGGCGGATGAAATTGTTCAGGCTCTCCTGAACGACTCCCGCTTCGATTTTGAGGATAAGGGCGAGTACCTCCGCAAAGGAAAATGCCCTAATCCGAAATGCGGCAAGAAAATGCTGTTTGTTCGCAAAAAACAGCCCTGGAATGTGAAGTGCTCCAGAGAGGGCAACTGCCAATATGAAGAAACCACCAGAAACCTGCTGCCGGAACTGTTCGAGAACTACAGCAAGCGATTCCCGAAAACAGAAGAGAATCCCCAGGCTACGGCTGATGCTTACCTCTCCCAGAACCGGCACTTTGATCTGGCTCGGATCCGCAGCTGGTACTCGCAGGAAGCCTGGCGAAATCCGGAAACCGGAGAATACTGCGACACCATCCGTTTCTACCTGGACGAAAAGAAGACCCGTTACTGGGAACGACTGATCGACAAAACCAAGGGAGACGGACAAAAAGCCAACTTCGGTGGCATGCGTAAAAAAGACGGCTCTATTTATAAAGGCGATGCCTGGTTACCGCCTGGTGTTTCCATAAATCGTAAAGATGAGGTCTGGATTGTTGAGGGCATCTTCCATGCTACGGCCCTGCATCATGTCGGAAAAAAAGCAGCTGGTGCTTTCAGCTGTAATAACTTTCCTGAAAACCTGATCAAAGAAAACAAAGGCAAGGGCATTACTTGGATTCTGGCTCTGGACAATGAACCAGGCGGATTACGCTACACCAAAAAACACGTTGAAAAACTCAAGAAAATGGGTGAATCCTTCAAGGTTGCCCTGACTCCACCAGAGTCAGAATCGGGCGACTGGGATGACCTTTACCGGGTAAAGAAGCTGGACGACAAATTTTTCGACCTGTGTTTCCACAGTGGCCACATGTTTATGGCGGAGTCTCCAGAGGATAAAGCCTACTACCACCATTTACGAACAAAGATGAGGAAGTTTGTTCTCGATTACAGAAGTGCAATTTATGGCTTTACCGTTGGAAGTGATGTCGATGATGCTCTTTCAGGAAAAAAGAACAAGAAAAAAGATGAAGACGAAGAGGCAATAAAACTCGATTCAGAAGAAGGGAAAGAAGCCTTTATTGATAATGTCGAACTTGACCAGATTTGCAACTGCAAGCCGGATTTTCTCTATCAACAGGTAGACGACATTCTTGGTGAGCGCCGCTATGTATTCAACTTCGATTACTCAAATGGCTCACCCAGTGAATTAGTGGAGTTCAAAGGCTCGGTTCTGGAAAGCCCATCCTCATTTAATAAAGGACTGTTGCTGGATTCCAGTGGTGGTTCATTCGATGGCAATGCCAGGCAGCTGAAGTTTTTACGTGATGGCTGGCTGAACCGTCGAATGAAGCGTGTTACTTCCTTGCCATTTCTTGGTTATGACCGGGACGTGAATGCCTGGATATTTCAGGATCACGCCTTTCAAAACGGCAAAAAGCTAAACCTGAATAAGCAGGGTTATTTTGACCTGCCGGACAAAGGCATCAAAACCAGCCTTAAATCAGTACGAATCCATACAGGTGGTGAGCATAAGACTGACTGGATACTTGACTTCCTGACCGCATTTCATTGGCAAGGTTTGTCATTACTGGCGTTTTTTCTGGGATCGCTGTTTGTTCAGCAAATCCGGAAACAGCAAAAAAGCTGGCCTTTTATGGAATACACCGGAGACCCTGGTGCAGGTAAATCCACTGTGCTGGAGTTTTGCTGGTCGCTACTGGGCCGGGAGGATTACGAAGGCTTCGACTTGAACGATGCAACACCAGCCGGTTTGCGCCGTACTTTCAGTAATGTGTCCAATATGCCTGTTGTTTTGATCGAATCCGAAAGGACTGCACCAGATTACAAAGACACCGCTAAAAAAGGGGGCGTTGACTTTGAGCGCTTCAAAAAACTTTATAACGGGCGAGGTACGGGCACACTCGGTGTGGCTCGACGCAATAACGAAGTAGAAGAGCATTTGTTCCAGGCTTCCCTAATTATTTCTCAGAACAACGAAGTGGACGGATCCGATGCACTCCTACAGCGAATCGTTCACTGCCATGTTGATAAAAAACATCATCGGCCTGGTACCAAAGATATAGCCAGCCGCCTGGCATCAATGCCTACAGAGGAGTTGTCCGGTTTTCTGGATGAAGCCTTAAGAAATGAAGCAAAGATTCTTGATAAATATTTCAAGGCTTTTGCTGAATGTGAAGATCGTTTCGCTAACAACGGAAACCTGAAAGACGAGCGTGTAATCAAGTGCCATAGCCAGATTGCAGCGATGGGCTATGCCCTGCAGATTCTGTTTCCTGCGCTGACAGATCAGCATGTCCAAATGTTGGAGGCTTATCTGTTTGAACGGGCACATAGTCGTGAAGACCGGCTGGCCGACGACCACCCACTGGTTCAATCATTCTGGGATCAATACGAATTCATCAACCACACCAAATATAACGGTATGGAAGAAGGTATTTATGACGACTTCGTAAACCACAGCAAGAACCCAGACCTGATTGCCATCAATTTTGAACACTTCAAAAAGATCGCAGATATGCACCGGCAGGAGAGGCTGGACTTCAGAGAGCTTCGAAAACTGCTGCCCAATTCCCAGCGCTATGCCTTCAAGGGCAAGCATGTAGCTGTAGACAGTCGTCTGATGGGAAGAACCACAAAATGCTGGGTTTTTACAAAGGAAAGGAAACGATGAATTACATAGATATTAACGCGCAGGCGCGCCTGCTAAAGAGCTGCTTCCAGAACATTAGAGGGGCTGTCGGAAATTGGTAATTTTGGTAATCGCTAAAGCAAAGAAGGGCTGAAAGCCACGAATAGCAAAGGGTTTAAGGTTTTTTAACAAAGGTAATTTCTAAGTAATTAAAGAGTAATTGAGTTACCAGAGAGGATTACAAAATGATTACTTCTTCTGTTTCGCTGAAAGCCTTGAAAATCAAAGACCTAACCAATTCATTACCAATCAGTTACCAGAGAATTACCTTCCGTCTGTTTGGCTGAAGGCCGCATAAAACGGGGACTTGCAAGGAATCAGAAAAAGGTGATTACCGAAATTACCAATTTCCGACAAAGGTTCCCTGAAAACGAAAACGCAAGAGCAAAGAAACAATGAGTCACCAACCGTTACAGCTGCATCCCGTTGAAGAACATAAACGTGACTGTCTGGCACGTTACTACCTGGACAACCTGAGCCGGACAGAGGTGGCCAGCTGGCTGGAGTCCCAGACAAACGCCTGTTATCGGGAAGATATGCGCCAGCGCCTTAACACCCAGGTGCGCCGTTTGAAGGAATGCCGGACAGAACTGGAGACCAGCCAGTCCATCACATGGGTATGGCTGACTGAGCAATGGACACTGCGGGAATTACAGCACTGCATGGAAGCCGCCCGGCTTGATGCCCATGCCCAGGCTGTTTTACGGGGATTGATTGACAAGCGTGAAAGCCAAGTGAGGACAAGATGAAACAGGAAAACCTGATCGCCCGGGAATGTTCATGGCATGGCGCTGTGAACACACCAGCCTGCCAGTGTGTTGCCCGCTGCTTTCCGGCACCCGGGGAAGAATCCCGCTGCCCTGGTGTTGACCAGTGCAACCGTGACCTGGCCAACCGTATTCGTTATGCCAACCAACCAAAGGAGAGAAAAAAGTGAGTTGTATGCCAGCGATAAACCTGAATGACCTGCAGCCGGATCCGGCCTACCTGACCGGGCAGACCCAGCGCCGGGAACGTATCCATATCGGCAACATCGATATTGATCCCTGCACTGGCTGCCAGCACAACCGGGAATGCATGACAGGCCAGCAGGCTTGCCAGCAATTTTGCAACTATGTCCAGGGGCGCGACTGGACAGGGATAGAGCGACAGCCGTCGTCATTCTTTTATAAGCGCCTGAACTTGAGCAATTGAAAATAACCACAGGAGAAAAACCATGGGAACTCAAATGAAGCAGCTGAACCAGCCAGTCACCGCAGTGCAATACTTCAACTCCGTTGCTGCCCTGGTAAAAGTCGCGCAGCTGGACACTTCCGGCTCCCGCGCCGCAGCACAGGTTCTGTTAAGTGCCTATAACGGCTCGGAATGGCAGCTGAACGTAACCGACCTTTGTCATCTGGATCAGCTAAATATGTTTCACGCCATGACGGTTATACAGGGTCGGGCGAGTTTGATGCGTGAACCACAGGAAGGTATCGAAAACGGTGATGACATTTTTATGGATCTCTGGAAGCGGTGGGAGCGTTACAACATCAACAACCGTCACCTGAGAACTTGCCGGGAGTGTTATGGCACTGGGGAAGTGTACGCGAACCATGATGATGAAAATGATTACACCACCAAAACATGCCCATACTGCGGGGGCAAGGGCTACTGCTAAAAAACGAACACCCGAAATTCCAATGATTATAGAAGGTGATAAATCGTGACTTATGTGAATACCAGAGTGCTGAAAAAATATGCAGAATTCAGGGGCTTCCTGCTGAGAACCGGCACCATTGCAAAAGCGGATGGTGGGCAGATCGTCTGGCTACTGAAGGGGTTGAATACACCGGAACTGGTGTTTGATACCGCCTGGGATGTGCTGGAAGGTCTGGACTGGTTGCGGGAAAACCGGGACGAAGCCTGCAGGCTATTAAGGAAGAGGCGAAAGAACCGAGAAGACCGGGCTGCTGCTGTCGGGCAGGACAGCAGCGCCGTCTGGATTGAGCATTGTTAAGCACTTGAGACAGACCCGGCTCGTTTATTTTAGCGGGTCGGTTCAATTTTCGCTATGAGGAGTCGTATCGATGACTTTAAGTATGAAATCGACCTTTGCGTGTAAGGATTCAAATTCGCCCGGCATTCCTTCGAGAATGTTCTCCAGGTCAAACGATAACTGGATGCGTCGCAGTAATTCGGCATTAACGGAAAGCCCGTTTTTATTAGCTGATGTTCGCACCCTCTCATCCAGAGCAGGGGAAATCCGCAAGTGAAACTGCGGGTAAGAACGGCTCAATAGTCAGCTCTCCATATACCACATTGGTAGCACTATGCTACTAAGCCGTTATACAATTGCTGTAGTACCACATTGGTATATTGTCAGGAGAATTAAATGCAGGAGCGTAACTATGACCAGATGCACATACGTCTGGCGAAGTCATTAAAACAGCGGGTTGAGCAAGCGGCAGAACGCGAGGAGCGCAGTCTCAACAGCTGGGTTGTTTTAGCCATCAAGGAGAAGTTGAAGCGTGACAAGACTCAACAAAACACAGACTGACTGGCTCAGTCATGCCACACCAAAGGAGAGAGATATGTTTCTGGCTGCCGGGGAGGCCGGAGCCATTGAGCTAATGGGCTTTGACGGGGAGATCAAAGTATTTGCGCCTACCATTCGCGGGCAGATTATTGGTGAGCCAAAGACCTGCCGGAAAGAAGCCGAGAGCCATGCCCGTCATCGTCTGGGGCCATTACAGGCAAGGGCTTTGCTGTATGGCACCCGACTGGATGAGCATGCCCTGGGCATTGACGGCTGGAACGGCAAATCCCACGGGCAGGCGAAAGAGGAGCAGCTCCAGCTCGGACAGATTATTCATCTTGGCTCAGTGCTGGCTCAGTACGAAGACCGGCTGGATCGGGAGTTAGAAAGGACGCTGACCGGTATTACCGGGCAAAACCGCGTCCAGCTGGAGCATCACTTGCCACTCTGGTTGCTGGATCCGGAAGAGGAAGACCCGGAAACCGGCTCCAAGGCATTTCTGGAAGCCTGTGCCAGAGACCAGTCGTATGGCCTTTTGGTAGAAGCCATTACGCCGGTTCCGCAAGTGTTTCTGGATGACTACAAGGTCAGCGTAGGCGACTGGAGCTATACCGCCCGTTACTGGTTTTACGATGAAACCATCGAGCGAATCTGGGAGCAGGCTCGGGCTTGGCGAGTGGCTTATATGGATCGGAAGCGTCAGGAAGCGATGCAATAGGAAGGAAGGGCTGCGCCCTTCCTCTTAAAAAAAATTAATAGGAGTTGAACATGCTGAAGTTAACCAAAAATCAAAGCACCTGGTTCGAGAATGCAACAGACCAGGAACAAAAAGCCTTCATGAGAAAAGGCCCAGCAGAAGTAGCACAGTTCTTTAATATCAAGACTGAAAAAGAATCTTTTGCTCCTGCTGTCAGAGGTGTTCGGATTGCAGGAACAACAGAGGATATTAATAAGGCGCAAAAATACGCTGAAGAGTTTCTGGATAAATTACAGCAAGAAGACCTGCCTGTTCTGGATGAGTATTCCCTTGGAATTGATGGCAGCTCTGTTACACAAGCTGAAACTTGCTATGAGAAAGACCTGCGAATAGAAGGAGTACTTCACCTCGGTTCACTGTTGGCAACCGACGCATTTGAAGGCCGTTGCTTGGAAAACCTGCACGACGAATTTATTGATATTCTGATTTCTGAAAGTATTGAGATTGAAGAATCAATGAAGCCTTTACGCCCGAGTTTTGATGATGAAGAACTCAACGATGATGTTGGTAGTCTAGTAGCAGATTTTCTGCTCTCACATAACTTTCAGGGCTTTGCTGTATATATCTCCTGCCCAGTAAAAAAATACCATTCTGACACATCAGCTAGTTACAGCTGGGGCTGGAAACGCACTTCATGGGTTTATGGTGAATCTTTTGAAGAGGCATTCAAGAACGCTACAGCCTGGGCTGATCGAATGAAGCAAATCGATCTGGATAAGTTCAAGGCCAAGCAGGAAGAAACTGAAACAAATTAATGGAGGGGCTTATGCCCTTCCTAATTAAAAGAAGGAAATAAAAATGATTAAAGCTGAATCTTGCAATCTTTTTAGCACCAATCGGAACGGAATAAAAACCGAGCCTTTTAAAAATTATTGGATTAGCTGCGTTAAGCCTAAAGATGCAGGTGAAAATTGGCTGGGTGAAGAAATCAAAGAGCCGGTTCTGGCATCAAGAATTAGAAATATGTGGCATGACCAAAAAGGCCGCTTAATTTCTTATGACCAGTTTGTAACAGAGGCAATACCTGCAAATTAAACCAAATATCTGATGGAGCGCCAGCTCCATCAGGGAGGAAGCATGACAATATTAGAATATGGAACAAGAATACTGGCCGGATTAGTTCTGGCCATAGTTTCCACCGCAGCTCTGGTTCTGGCCCTTGCCGGAATGGTTTCATCACCCGTCGAGCAGGGCATGGCTATCGCTGCCGGAGTGGCTCTGCAAATCTGCCTTTACCTGTTTGCCAGAAACAAAAAAGACCAGTGGCTCTCCTGGGTGTTGCTGGTTGTTTCAGTATTGGCAACCGCTGCATTTATGGAATATGCCTGGCAGCAGCAACGGGCTGGAACAGTACAGCAACAGCAGAGTGCAACGGCTGATAATTATGTGGCGCAGCAGCTGAAGCAGCAGATCGACGACATTAACCGGCAGATGGCTATCCGGCTGAATGTTTCCGAGCGTGACACCAGTGGCAACTTTCGCACCCGGGGAATTAACCAGTTGGATGATGAAGTCTCCGACCTGACCGAAGAGCGTAACCAGCTGTTAAGCCAGTTACAGGAGATTGAAACAGCCAGCGCAACAGCGCCAGCTGGCAGCATGGATGCAGTTGTCGGAAATGCGCCCTGGTTGATTCGCCTGGTAGTGTTTCTGGCTCTGTCGTTATTGCTGGATTACTGCACCATCCGGTGTCTGTCCACACCGATGCCTGAAAGGGCGAAGAAAAAGAAACTGGAAGATACAGAAGAGAAGAAAAGTGCCAGTACCGAGGCCGCGAAACCTGAAACGGTACTGGCAGAGGCTGATTCTGAAAATGCCGACCATCCAGTGGAGGACAAACCAGAACCAACTGAGGAAACCATATCCGAAACCACCATCCAGCCGCAAGCGTTACAAATCGACGAAACGGTGCAACGAATCGCGCAACGGGTACGCAACGGCGAATACGGCACCCAGCCTGTAGTGAGAAAAATCATAGATGCTGAGGGAGTCCGACACCCGGTAGTAAAACAAGCCTTTGACCTGTTACAGACCGAAGGCGTACTGGTGAAAAACGGACAACGCTTTGAACTGATGAAGGCAGCCTGATCATGGAGCAGATAAACACCGCCACCGAAAGCAATATCAACCAGCTGGCGCTGTTGGAGTTATCAATGGAATTGAAAGCCTTGCAACGGCAGAGACCCAGAACTCCGGAAGATCACCGGAACCGCAGAGAACAAATTACTGCAATCGGTGAATTGATTAGTTTCATTAACTATGTGGAGAATAATAATGAGCACTGAAATTTTAAAATCAAAAGCTCTGTATTCTAAAGAGTGGGGAGAGCTGGTTATCCAGATTGTTCATTACAAAACTAAAGGGATGTATGAAATACAATTCTCTTTTAATTGCGATGGTGAGCAAACAACAATGCTCTGCGAATTATATAAAGATGATGAGCAGGGATTAGAATGGATTAATAAAGCGTTTGCTGATTATGATCTGGGGTATGCTGAATATACTGCTGCTTGCTCTTATCAGGCCGGATTAATCCAAGAATACGACCCAAACTGTATACCAGTACTCTGATAGGAGAATGAAATGAAATTATCTATCGAAGCGCAGAAAGAATTAAATACAATGAATGCAATGCAGCATGAAAAAACAGGCTATGGTATTCCTCAAGCAAATCAGCTGGTGCAATGTCCTGAATGCAAAGAGCACATTGAAGTTTGCGATGCCGTTCTTGTCAGTGGGAAAGAATATTGCGATGGCTGTGCTGAGTTTATTCAAGAATGGCTGAAACAGTTTGAAAGATTCATCGACACAGATACTGAGTACCTTGAATTCGAAAAGGTAAAGGTTGGCGACAATGTCGAGGCACGTGCGTATGTAAGAAATAAAACACAGGGTGACACTCCCTAATGAACTTTCCGGTAGTAAAAGCGCATAACCAGAAACCATAGAGAGTAAAAGCCGGGTTAATCCCGGCTTTTACTTATGGCTGAAAAAAGCTCCTGCTGCTGCACCCGGCTCATCCGCTGAATTTTCTCCATCATGGCCGGATCAAAGTCCAGCCTGGAAGGCGACAGTGTATGGCTAAAAGTCTGGTGAACGGCAAAGGTATGACCACACTCCGGATTGTTACAGGTGCAGTACAACACCTTAAAATCTGCTGACTCTTCCACGCTATCCTGTATCGTTGCCAGGTCATTGCACCGGTTGCACTTTGTCCGAACACTCATATCCAACCCCGAATCCATATAAAAGTAACCTATACGTCAATTATGCAACCTTTACGATTCAAGTAAAGGAGAAGAAAAAGAGACCCGACCCCATTCCGGCAGCCAATCATTAATAGTCTCCAGCTGTTCCCGAATCGGGATAATTTCGTTTTTCTCGTAGATGGGATCCACCTTGGAGATGTCGCCAAAGTTGGAGTTACCCGAAGGAAGGACTGCCGCCAGTGCCGCTGGTTGTCGGTGGGCAGCGATAATGTCATCCCTTGAAATATTCTTGATTTTTTCCAGCTCATCCTTGGTGCTGAAGTCACCTACCGGCAGGATCTGGATATCCTTCTCCCTGCCGTTGGGGATATGCAGGAACATATTGCGGAAATTACCCAGCCCCCTGGAGCCTTTGATCGCCTGTTTAATAGACTTTTGATCATCGCCAGACAGGCCTGCACTGGAGCTGTAAAAGATATAGCCCACATGGGCACCATTCAGGTAATACTTGCGCCGGAACAGGGTAGCGTCTTCATTCAGCAACATGGACTGGATCGCCCCCAGGTACCAGGGCACTCCATAAATAGTCTGGTTCACATCGTAGTTTTTAATATGCACCACTTCACCCAGCCGGAACTTGATCAGCTGGCCTCTGCGATTCAGCATTCCATAGCGCCCTGGCTCTTTCAGCTTCCGCATATTTATGGCTGGCAGGTGTCGCACATCCACCGTCTCACCAAAGCCATTGCGGATCCGCTGGAAATAGCAGTTTAGAAACACGTTGTAATCGGTGGCGGCTGCATACATTACACGACGTTTCAACACTTCCGAGCCTTCAAAGCCGCGCATCACCACATTGGTTTTAAATTCCAGAATCGGGCCATGGTAGGCATTAGCTCGCAAGAGTCGCGCCAGTCCCTGCAGGGATACCGGAGGCTGATAGTATTCCCCGTTATGGTCAAGGAAGACCCCGGCATAGTCATTGAAGTGACCATCCAGCACTGGCTCCGGATCGCCGAAGGTAAATGCGGAGACATCGCCCATTTCCGGGTTATGGGGTAACTGTTCAGTATTATCACTATTGCAATCAGTATTATTAGTATCGTATTCGGTATTACTGGTATTGACGGTTTGTTTGTTTTTTCGCCCTCTGCGGGTATTTTTCCTGCTCATACTCAATCTCTCCGTTGTTACCCGAAGGCCAGAACGCTTCTGCTCTGCTGGCCGCTGTCCAGAGGTTCATTAATTAATGCATGCATGATCGACCAGGCCACATCGGCATGGCCGGTGGTATTGGTTCGACCTGCGGAATAAGTCATCTGGCCACTGCCGGTGGAAACCTGCCGAATGGTCAGGAAAGCATGGCCAACATCGTTCCAGTCAGCCGGATATTCCAGCCTGCCCGCTTCAATAACCCCCTTGGTTTTCTGTACCAACAGAGTTTTAGTGGGAATGCTGTAATGGATAGGCGTAGCCAGTGGGAAGAAGTTTTTAACGATATCAATTACACCGGTACCAGGGCCGGTGGTATCAATGCCTATATATTGGAAATTGTATTTCTGGGTCAGTTCTTTGATTCGTTCTGCCTGGAAAATATAGGATTGATCTTTCCAGTGGTGTTTTTCTAGAACCCGGAACTTGCCTTCAGGTACCAGAGGCGGAGCCACCACAACAAAAGTCGCATCATCCCTGTGGCGGCTTGGGTCATAACCACCCCAGACCGGATAATTACCAATAGGCCGCGCCGCTTTCGGATCAAAGTCGAGCCAGTCTTCCGGATCCACACCGCAGACTTCCAGATCAGCCAGCCGGAATACACCCATGGTGTCGTCCACAAACTCACACATAAACAGGTTGCGGAACTCATCCGGGCTGTACTCGATCTTGAGTTCAGCCATATCGAACAGGTCACAGCCCCCGGCTTCGGCATCTTCCAGGGTGATAATTTTGCGCCACTGGTTATCCGGGCAGAGAATGCCGGACTGCATCTCCTTAAACCCGGGGAACTCTACCCGCTTGCGTTTAAAGCGTTTCTGGTACCGTTCGCCAGTCCATAAATCATAGGCTTCATGGGTAACCGCACTGGGCGTGGAAAACAGCGTGCGCCGCCACTTTTTGTGCGCCGCCATACCGGTGGCCACCTTGTAAAGCTCATTAAATTTATTAATCCAGAAAAACTCATCGATATAAGTGTGGCCGTGGTAACTCTGGGCAGATTTACTATTGTTCGACAGGAAGTAGAGAGTGGCTGGCCCTTTCTCGGTATGCAGGGTAATAGGATTGCCAGACAGCTCAATATCAAAATGCTCTTTCGTCAGATTGATAATATAAGAACGGAACACCTCTGCCTGCGCCCGGGTAGCAGAAAGAAATATCTGGTTATCACCCGTTAGCACAGCATCTTCGAAGGCTTCCTGCGCTGCCCACCAGGTCGCGCCGATCTGGCGGCTTTTCAGCAGCATCCGATTGCGATATTGTTTTGCCTCTGCCAGCTCATGCTGGTACCGGAAAAAGTTCTTATGGAATTTTTGTTTAAAGTCTTTCGCAGTCAGGATGCTGACATCGTTTTTGATTTTCTTTTTCTTTGAATTGCGTTTTCTCTTTGATGAAGCCGGATTATTGCCTTTTGCCGCTTCCAGAACCATATCGGAATCGGACGGCTCTGCCCGTAGTTTTGAATTGGCTATTTCTGTTTGTCGGAATTTCCCCAGATCCCGCAACTGCTTAATCAACCGATCCATTTCATTCAGGTCACGGTCTGATTTTTCGTTTTTTTCTGCCAGCATCGTCAGACGACGCTGGATAGCTTCTTCTACAGATTCATGGCGCAGGAATGCCTGCCAGTCTCCCTGCTCCTGCCAATAGTAAAGTGTTCGCCTGGGTACGCTTAACTCGTCCTCAATTTCAGGAATTGTATATTTGCGGATATACAGCGAACGGGCTGCAATTTTAATTTCGTCCGAATATTGCTTCATATCCGGAATAATAAAGCTGTCGCTTTTAATACCCGCCTTTTAATGATCTGAAAAGGCATTTATCCGAATTAATTCAATCGGATTTAATTTCTTTCAGATTTAACCTTGTTGACAACGATGTGGCTTTTAAATGAATTAAACGGAACCGGGTAAATGTAATGCCGAAACTGATTACCGATTGGGTAAAGGTGGCTGAATCGGGAACCACACTTGATGGACGGATAATTGAAAAGTCCTGGTTACTGGATGCGGCAGAACTCTATTCAAAAGAAAAATACACCGCTGTTATTACTCTGGAACATTACTCCCCCGAATGGGCCGGTAATTATGGCACCGTTGAAGAGCTGAAATCTGAAACCGATGGTGAAGTGGTAAGCCTGTTCGCCAAACTCTGCCCGAATGATCGGCTGATCAGCATTAACCGCAGTGGTCAGAATCTTTTTACCTCTATCAAAGTCCACCCCAACTTCGGCGACTCCGGCAAGGCATACGTTTATCAGATTGGTGTGACTGACACACCAGCTTCCATGGGAACCACGCAGCTGGAATTCCGCGCTGGTAGAGATGAAGAGATTTTCCAGGGCGTACAGCTCTCCCAGTTTTCTTTTTCATCTGAATCAGAAGAACAAACGCTGCTTAAAAAACTAACGGAATGGCTGGTCTTCAGCACTTCCAATTACAAGGTCTCTGAAGACGAGGACGACTCCATGAAACCCGAAGAGCTGGAAAAGCTGACTACTTCCATCACCAGTGCTGTGGCGGATTCCATTACAACAGCCTTCAAAAGCCTGAAGGAAGAAACCCCGGAACCGCCAGCCCCGAAGCCTGAGCCAAAGCCGGAACCAACAGCCGAAGTGACTGCAGAAGCGTTTTCTGCCCAGAAGGAAGAACTGGAGAAAACCCGCACCGATCTGGACGCAATGACCGAAAAGTTTAATGCGCTGGAAAAACGGCTGGAAGGCACAGTACCACCGACCGATCCCAGCGTGGAAAACACCGGTGGGGCTGACGATTCCGCAATCGAATACATTTAAGGATACCCGCACCGATGAAAGAACCAACCCGCAAGGCGTTTAATAAAATCCTCCAGGGCATGGCAAAAGCCTATGGTGTGGATTCTGTTCAGCGCCAGTTTTCAGTAACACCCAGCAAGGCCCAGACCCTGCAGGACAAGATTGTCGAGAAAAGCACCTTCCTGCAGCAGATTAACGTAATCCCCGTTGATGAGATGGAAGGCGAAAACGTACTGGGTGGTGTACCTGCACCAGTCTCCGGACGTACCGACACATCCCAGGATAAACGTCGCCAGCCGCGCGATGTTCTGGCGCTGTCGGCCTATCCATACAAGTGCTACCAGACAAACTCTGATGTCAGCATCCGTTATGCCACCCTGGATGCCTGGGCGAAATTCCCCGATCTGTTTGCCCGTTTCCAGCGTTATGTCACCGAGCGCATTGCCAATGACCGAGAGCTGGTCGGCTGGCATGGCACCCATGCCGCTAAAGATACCGACCCGGAAAAATTCCCGCTGCTGGAAGATGTCAACAAAGGCTGGATCCAGTACATGCGCGAGAACAAGTCCGAGAACATTCTGGGTGAAGGTGGAACAACTGGCGAAATCCGCATCGGCCCGGGTGGTGACTTTGAAGGTCTGGACGAAGCCATCAGTGTACTGGTGTCTGTCATTCCGAAGTTCCTTCGCAAAGGCTTGAAGGCGTACATCGGCGACGAGCTGGTTCAGTACGAAAAGCAGCGCCTTTATAAAGCGATCTCCCTGTCACCCAAAGAGAAAACCCAGGCCACCCAGAGTCTGATGAGTTTTGGTGGTGTTGATAGTTGGGAAACGCCCTCTAATTTCCCAAGCCGTGGCCTGGTTATCACCATGCCGACCAACCTGTCCATCTATTACCAGGACGGCAGCTGGCGCAGACATCTGAAGGAAGAGTCTGAGTATGACCGCTGGGCTGACTACAACAGCCGCAACGAAGCCTACACAGTGGAAACCCCCGAAGCCTTTGTGGGCTGGGAGTTTGACAACGTCAAGCTGCCAGAAGAATGGGAAGAAGTGCCCGCCTGATTTTGACGTGGGTATGGCCTGGACTTTAGGGCGGTTCGCCGCCCTCTTTTTAAACGGTCTTTTTCCCCAGTGGCTTGCATCAGGCTACTGAGAAAAACGACCAGAAGGGATGAGAACCTATGAACATCATGCAGCAGTGGCAAGCGAAAAAACGACAGCAACCTCACGCCGACCAGCCAGCCGCGCAACCGGCAACCAGCAACCTGATGCAGGCTACCCAGCGCAGCCAGCTGCTGGATGCCAGTCTGCAGGAAGACCTGAAGCGCCTGAAAGAAATCCAGAGCAAAGAGCGCAAGGTGCAGGTCAAGCGTGACCATCTGCTGCCCAAGTATGAAGAGTTCGTCAACCAGTTAGTAAAGGATGAAAAGAAGCATCTGATTATCGCCTGGTACATGGTCTGGCTGTTTGATTGTGACGAAATCGACTCCGCACTTTCCCTGGTGGAGTACTGCGAGCTTCATAGCGTACCTATGCCGGAACGAATCAAGCGCAAGGCAAGTACTTTTGCAGCAGATGAGGTGTTCGCCTGGGCAGAGAAAGCCTTTGAAAACGAGCAAAGCCCGAACCCTTACTTCAACCGCCTGTTTACCCGGATCCATAGCAACGAGCTGGATGTGCCGGACGAACTCCGCGCCAAGTATTACAAGCTCGCTGGCCTGATTGAATTTGAACGGGAAGGTGATATCCGTCTGGCTGTTGATCATCTGGAAAAAGCCTTTGAACTGGGCGCACTGGTGAAAACCGTTCTGGGTAAAGCCAGGAAGCAGCTGGACAAGCTGGAGCTGGAAGACCTCACCAGCGAAACCGACGAACAGGACGAGCAGGAATAGCCGACAGGCTCATCCCCCCACGCCGGGCGGCTGCAGCGACAGGACAGCGAAAGCTAATCCGGTGGTTGCAGTGGGCAGTCCGGCCCCATTTTTAAGAAGGAGAATCAGACAGTGAGTTTTTCAGGGAAGGCACACCAGACCCCGGAAAAGACCATCCAGAACCAGCCCTTCTGGCCGGATCTGGAACTGGCTGATTTTGTGGATAACTACCGAATCCCCAGCGATTTGCCTGAAGGAACGGTCACCGGACACCTGATCAATGCCGCGATTCAGGTAAATAGCCGACTGGTGACGTACAGGGCAGAGCAGCGACAGTCAGGGTATGAGCATCTGGAACAAGTACCCAGTGAAGTCATTAACGGGCAGTCCATACAGGTGACTCTGTATCACCGGGCAGTCTGCTGCATGGGAAAAGCCAGTGTACTGCGTGACTTCGCCAGCATTGACCGCCGGGAACCCGCCGAGAACCAGGCGAAAACCGGAGAAGAAACCGAAGACCGTTACCTGCAATACGTGGACGAAGCCCTTTGCCGTTTTCTGAATATCGGCGACATCAATGTGGAGCTGATCTGATGAGTACCAAACTGCAGCAGTTGACCAGTCACTTGTTAGGCAAACGTCTGGCTCGAAATGAAGATATAGAAAGCTGGGTAGATCGGTGCAGCATCATCCCGGAAGCCAGACACATGGGCGAGTATGCAGAAATCTGCCAGCAGCAAAGCACTTGCACTGTTGTAATAGAACGCTTCAGTGGCGATGCCCGAAAAATCATGGCATTGGTCACCGCCTGGTTGCAGGACAACGACGACAACCGCGAACGCTTCGGGCTGGGTGATCCGGAGATCGATGTCACCCCCCTGGATAAATCCGGCAAAAGCAGTGATGTAGACATCAGCCTGGTGTTTTACGACCCGGTGATGGTGCGACTGGATACCGATGGTGACATTCATTGGCAGGGGCTGCGCTGGTCACTGATTGATGACCCATTAGTGGACACCGCCGAAGAAGTGGCAGAAGTGGATCCGCAGGGGCCAGGTGATGAGTAAGGTTTATCTGGAAGTCGATGAGCGATCCCGGCTGGATATGATCCAGTCATTGGAACTGCTCACACTGCCACCGGCAAGCCGCTTCCGGGTGCTGCAGAAAGCCGGGCGACAGGTACGCAAGGCGAGCCGCGAAAACCTGCGTCAGCAGAAAACCGTAGGTGGCAGGCGTATGCAAAGTCGCAAATCCGGCAGAGGCAGGGTACTGAAAAAAATCGGCAGGAACCTGACCACAGTCACCAGCGACAAAAAGGTGGACGTGACCTGGAAAGACAAGCTGGAAGGCATGATTGCCCACAGACACCAGGAAGGTATCCCGGAAACCTTTACCGCCAAAAAGATGCAGAAGATTTACGGCAAGCCGGACTATGACCAGCCCGCTACCCGCAAACAGGCCAAAGCCATGCTGGCTGCTGGTTTCAGAATTTATGCCGGTAAAACCCGCACAGGTAAAACCAAAAGCCGTAAACCCAGCCAGCGCTGGATTATGGAGAATTTAACCATGGGCTATGCCGGGATGATGGTTCGAACCCTGCGGGATGAACAGGCAAACGCCAGCTGGACAGTAGAGACCCCGGCTCGCCCGTTTCTGGGTGTGACGGAACAACAGGCCACGGCGATCCTGGCCGAAGAACTGCAACGCGAGCGTGAGCGCCGCAGCAACTAATACGGAGAGAAACTGATGGCACTGGGATCCGTTACCGTCAATAACCTGAACCTGAACCAGGGCACACCCACGGAAGTTGAGCGCCTTTTCCTGTTTACAGGTTTAGCACCGGCACCGAATGACAATCTTGGTCTGGTGCATGCCATTGCGGCAGACACCGATCTGGACGAATTGCTTGGACAGGGCGACAGCCCGCTGAAAACCCAGCTGGCAGCAGCCCGCACCAATGGTGGACAGAACTGGTATGCCTACGCCAAGCCGCTGTCGGCTCAGACTGATTTGCTGGATGCCATCGACGATGCCGTGGGCGAAGTCAGCGTCGAAGCGGTGGTGGCCACCGATCCTGTGACCCAGACCAAACAGCTGGAAGATATGGAAGCCAAAGCGCAGTCGTTTATCGGCAAGTATCAGCGCCGGGTGTTCATTATGGCTTGCTTCCGAGGTATCGATAAGGAAACCGAATCCTGGGCAGAGTATCAGATTGCTGGCAAGGCTGTATCCGACAGCGTAGCCGCTGAACGGGTGGTGCTTGTTCCGTTGTTTTACGGAGATTTTCAGGGTGTTCTGGCTGGCCGGTTATGTAACCGGGCTGTGACCGTTGCCGATTCTCCCATGCGTGTCGCCACTGGTTCTCTGCTGGGGAATTACGCCGAAAGACCTGTGGATAAGTCCGGAGCCGTATTGACCAAAGCAGTCCTGCTGGACTTGCACGACAATGGACGCTTTACCGTTCCCCAGTGGTACGAAGATTACGACGGCATGTACACCTCCGACTGCCTGACCCTGGCACCGGAAACCAGTGATTACAAAATCATTGAGAATCTGCGAGTGGCAGACAAAGCAGCCCGCCGCATTTACTTGCTGGCTGTGGCCCGGGTATCAGATCGCCGCCTCAACAGCACCCCGGCATCCATCGAAAGTAATCGCACTTACTTTATGCGCCCACTGCGTGAGATGAGCCACAGCACCACCTTTGCCGGTGAAACCTTCCCCGGGGAGATCGAGCAGCCGGACGACTCCTCCATCGAAATTGTCTGGCCAGAAAAATACAAGGTGCAGGTGTTCTTCTCGGTCAAGCCGTACAACGCACCCAAGTCTATTGAGTGCAACATCATGCTTGATTTGAGCAACGGATAAGGAGACCGCCATGAGCCGCATTTCAGGAAAAAGTTTCGACATCAATATTGGCGACCTGCTGATCCATGTTGAAACCGCCACGCTGGATATTGAAGACAACCGCGTCACTGCCAAGAACCGTGGTGTACCTAATGGCGTGATCGATGGCGATGCAAGCGCCTCTGGTGAGCTTGAACTGGACGCTGCCAACTTTCGACTACTGAACGAAGAAGCCCGCAGGGCTGGCAGCTGGAAAGAGTTGCCGCTGTTTGACCAGGTGTTTTATGCCAACACCGGCAGGGAGGAAATGAAGGTCGAAGCCTATGGCTGCATGCTCAAAATCTCCAGTCTGCTGGATATCAATAGCGCCGGTGGTGACCTGCACAAGACCAAGCTGCCTTTCGAGGTGACCAGCCCGGACTTTATCCGCATTGGTGGTGTGCCTTATCTGTCCAGAACTGAAACTCAGGATATTCGATAGCCATGAAAATAGGTCAACAATTTGCATTCTATGTTCAAACCGTCCTGCAGCTTTATCAGTTGCCCTGTAACAAGGCCGTCATTCGCCTGCTGGCAATGATTGCAGCCCATGAATCTGGTGGGTTTCGTTATGTCCAGCAGATGAATAATGGCCCGGCTAAAGGACTCCTGCAGATGGAGCCTGTGGGGCTGATGGAGGTGCAACGCTACCTCAGATTGCGCCCTGAAAAGTTTGAGGAAATGCCCAAGGCTGAAGCCTTGTTCCCAGACATGCTGGTTTTCGATGCCGCAATAGCGATTGCCTGCGCCAGAGTGTTCTTTATGGCAAAACCTGAACCTTTGCCGCATGCAGACGACATTGAAGCTCTGGCCAGATACGCCAAGAAACACTGGAACACCGAATTTGGCAAAGCTACCTGGCAGGATTATGCCGACGCTTACCGGAGGTACTGCAAATGCCCACAATCTTTCTAAAAATGCTGCTGGAAGCCCTGAAAGCCATGGTGGGCAAGATGATGTTTTCAGTGGTATCCGAGCGATTCCTCTCCCGCATGGTTTGTTTGGGGCTGCGGAAGATCGCGAATAAAAGCACTAACGACTTCAGTCGAGAAGCTGCTGAAGCAATGATTGAGGGGCTGAAAAGGCCCGATCTGCCAAAGATCAAATAAGGAGTGACGAATGGACCAGGGCACTTTGATCAATTTGCTGATTTTCGTTGTTGGTCTGTTGGTGACCTGGAACGCTTTTCTATTCAAACGGACGCTGGATATTAATTCCGAGCTGGGTGAATTCAGGCTGGAAGTGGCTAAGGAGTACACCAGCAAGGAAGACCTGAAAGAGATGCTGAACAGTCTGGAGACCCGGCTGGAAAAGCAGATCACCAACTTTATCAAGACCATTACATTGAGGGATGAGCCATGAGCAGAGATAGAAACATAACACTGGAACTGGATCCTGAAGCACAGGAGCTGCTGGGCATTGAAGAGATGAACTTCAAGGTAACGCTGATCATGTACAACGATTGCGTTAACGGTATCCAGCCAAGCAGTAAGGTTGCGCCTATGCATAACTTTTTGGTGCGTTGCTCTGCTGATGATGAAACCAAGGCTGCAGTTAAAAAAGCCTATCAGGAAGCACTGACCACTGACCTCTTTGGTTTGGTCATGGAGGAATACAAGCCGAAAGTGGACTTTGCAGTAAAAAAATAGAAAAGCAGGCCCGGGCGATCAAGGACAACGGACTAGAGCAGCTGGTCTGTTATGCCCTGAAATGGTTTCCCCACCACGAGCCCACAGACGAGATCCTTGCCAGAGCTCGGTTTCTTGAAACCGACTACTGGGAAAGGGTGACAGTCTCTCAGGCGAACGGAACAGCAAAGGCATTTAGCGGTAAAAGGTAAACCATGGCAGCTACCCAGCTTGAAAAACTGATGTTCACTATTGGCATGGTCGACCAGATCAGCAAGCCGATTGCTGGTGTTACCGACAAGGTCGGCGAGCTGGTGAGTACCGCTAAAAGTGGCTTTGCCGATATGGGTGTGGGTGCAGCCGGTTTGATTGGTACCGGCTTTGCCATTCAGCAGATGCTTGGGCCTGCTATCGAAATGGACAGGGCGCTGGGGGAGGTGCGCTCTCTGGGTGTTAATGAAGATGCTTTGAATAAGCTGTCAGCAGCTGCTCTGGACTTTTCCACCACCTATGGCAAATCGGCTACCGAGTTTGTCTCTGCCAGTTACGACATACAGTCAGCTATTGCCGGTCTGACCGGTGACGAGCTGGCATCCTTTACCACCAATTCAGGCCTGCTGGCTGCTGCTACCAAAGCCGACACCGCCACCATCACCGGATATATGGCCACCATGTATGGTGCGTTTGAGCAGAGTGCCAATGAAATGGGCAAGGCTAACTGGGTGGATCGCGTTACCGAAATGACTTCTACCGCTGTGCAGATGTTCCGTACCGACGGTAACAAGATGTCAGCTGCATTCTCCAACCTGGGAGCGTCCGCAACCTCTGCCGGTATTGAGATGGCAGAGCAGATGGCGATTCTGGGCAGACTGCAGATGACCATGGGCGGCAGCGAAGCCGCCACCAAGTATCGCGCCTTCTTAGCCAGTGCCGGTAAAGCGCAGGATGCACTGGGGCTGCAATTTACTGACAGTCAGGGACGCATGCTGGGCATGGTGGAAATTCTCGACCAGATCAGAGGGAAATATGGCGACACATTAACCGTGGCGCAGTCTGATGAACTGGCAAAAGCCTTCGGTACACAGGAAGCCGTGGGCCTTATCCAGCTGTTAATGAACGACGTTGACGGGCTGGCTGATTCAATTGATGCACTGGACAACGTATCCGGCCTGACCACTGCCACCCAGATGGCAGAGGATATGGTCGACCCATGGGAACAGATGGCGGCAGGTGTTGAAGCTGTCCGGATCGGAATGGGTACCGCATTGCTGCCAGTTATTAACCCCTTGGTTGAAAGCATGGCTGATGGTGCTGCGGAACTTTCCCGCTGGACACAAATGTTCCCGAACCTGACCCGAGTGGTAGGGCTAACTGTGGTAGGCATTGTTAGCCTGGGAGCAGCTATGGCCGCTGTGACTCTGATCATGGGTGTGGGTAAAACAGCAATGGCAGGCTGGATGCTGACAATGAAACTAGTTCGTGGCCTGACACTGCTGTGGACAGCAGCCCAGTGGCTCCTAAATGCCGCTTTTATTGCTTCTCCTGTCGGCTTGATTGTTATTGGTATCACAGCTCTGGCTGCCATTCTCTATACCGCATGGATGGGAGTCACAGCTTTATGGAAAGCCTTTGCGGATACTTCTGCAGGACAGGGGCTTATTGCATTTATCCAGGAAGTGATCGGATGGTTTGGCGCACTGGGAGAAATGATTGGCTCAACCATCAACTGGGTTATTGACAAGGTCAACAAAATCCCCGGCGTCAATATAGGTGTTTCAGAGGAGTTAACTGCTCCTCCATCTGTAGCAAGCCTTGATGAAGGTAGAACCCTGAACGTTCCTTCCGGCGGTATTACCAAACAAATCAGCAACGCCGTATCCAACAACAACGGCAAGCAGATTCATATCGGCAAGGTGGAAACCAGCCAGCAGATCAACGCTCACACCGTTGAAGAAATGCTTTACATGGCAGGAGGGTAAGATGGGCGAATTTATCGACATTCTCATCACCGACAGGGATATCACGCTGGATGTGGCTGGCATGCCGGAAAACGTCGATGACCGGGCATCCATTGCCCAGGACATCAAGCACATGATTCTGGAGTCTGGTGTGCTGGTTGACCTGATCGCCGAGCGCAGCCCCATGAAATGGGCTTCGAATATGACCAGCCTGGAAACCATGGTGGAAGAGGATATCCGCATTATTCCCGGTTCGGTCATTCTGGAACGGGACAGCGTCGACAAAGGCCGTATTTTCCTGACAGCCAACACCACGCTGGGGCCACTGGGCTGGATTCTCACGAATGATAATGTGGAGACCAACCTGCAATGATTGATAACCACCATGACGACTTCGAACAAATCGTCCAGGCCGCAGGCATCCCCACCACCGAAGAAGAGATGCGTGCCGAATGGGATCAGATCAACGAAGACAACGGCAGCCAGATCAGCAACGACTCCCGCTGGTCACCCTTCTGGCGCTTGATCTCTGAAATTGTCACCAAGCCCGCACTGTGGACGGTGCAATTCCTGATTAACCAGCTACTGCCCAACAGCTTTATCAAAACAGCTACAGGCATGTTTCTGGACATTCTCGCCTGGGCGCTGAACCTGATTCGTAAGGATGCCACCAAAGCAGTTGGAATGATCACCTTTATCAGGGAAAACACAACGACCTCCATTGTTATTGGGCCAGGTACTGTCATTCAGTCAACACCAATTAACGGGCAGGTTTATGAGCTGATCACCACAGAGACCAAAACATTTCCTGATGGTGAGCTGACTGTGGAAGTAGAAGCCAAGGCAATGGCACCCGGCGAAAACTACAACCTGGCACCGGGCTATTACTCCGTTCTGCCAGAAGACATTGCCGGAGTGACCGAAGTCAACAACGGGCAGGAATGGCTAACCACACCAGGCGCAGATAAAGAGAGCGACGACGAACTGCGCCTGCGCTGCCGCAACCAGTTTACTGCCGTGGGGCTGTTCCACCACGACGCAGCCTATAAACAAATCATCAGCGAATTTGCCGGGATCCGCACCGACTATCTCTATTTTGAGCACGAAGCCCCACGCGGCCCCGGCACTGCCAACTGTTACATCATGATCGAATCAGGCATACCGCCCCAGGACTTTATCGACGATATCAACCAGCACGTAGACGACAACGGCTATCACGGTCACGGCGACAGCATGATCTGTTACCCGATGCCCGATGTGGAAACCGATGTGGTTGTCACCGTCTGGCCTGTTGCCAATCTGGACGCGCAGGAGCGCACCGGCCTGCAGGAAGGTGTGGCGAATTACATCCGCGCCGCCTTTCGCCAGAACAACGAATACAGCCCGACCCAGACATGGCCACAAAGCCGCTTTTCATTCTCTAAGCTGACCCAGGAGCTGCACCGCACCTTTCCGGAGATTGAAAGCCTGGACTTTGACAACCGCGATATTGTCACCGCCATTGAGCTGGCGACACTGGGCGAACTGACTGTGAAGCTGGAGTACTGATCATGATCAAGCTCCAGTTGCCGCATTGGCTGTCCGGTGAAGAACTGACAAAGCTGAAGAACAGCGCACAAACCTGGTTCGAGCGTGTGGCCAGCTGGACAGCCTGGCCATTGCAACAGCTGGATCCGCTGACCTGTTCCCCCGGCATTCTGGAGCTGATCGCCTGGCAACGGGACATTACCCGTTATGCCGGTGAACCCATGGGGTTGTACCGTAAGCGTGTGTGCTTCGCTTATATCAACGCCAAAGATGCAGGCAGCACCGCAGGCTTTATCCGTATTTGTGAACGGCTCGGAATCGGGCACATCACCACCCAGGAACGGCAGGAAGGCTGGGACTGGGACATCATCAATATTTATTTAGACGACAACCAGCTGGCAGACAACCCCGACCTGCTGCGGGAGATTATCCGCATGTATGGCCGAACCTGCCGGCGGTACAACTTTATTCTGGAGACCCCGGTACTGGCGTATATGCGCTGTGGCGAATTTTCCCACACCGCCAGCACTGCTGTGGCCTCCATGCCGAACCCCGGCATTAGATCTCAGGCGCACGAAGTGGCGCTGAACACGGCAACCGTCGTCGCCAGCTTGATAAAGAACTGAAGCCGAAGCCAGTAGAACGATTAGGGAGAGAAACATGGCAGCAATTACATATAAAGGGGAAAGCCTGATCGCCACCAAGCAGGCCAATGGCGAGGTAATGAATATAGACCGGGTTATCCTGGCTAATATCCCCGGTCTGGATCCGGGCAAGCCGGTAGACCGCAACGAGCAGCTGCCGCCTGCGGAGCATATTGTCCTGGACGAACCTGTCTCCCAGCATGGTTACATTAACCCGAACCTTGTTGTTTATGCCCTGCACATGGGTACTGGTGGTGATCCTTTCGAGTTTAACTGGCTGGGGCTGTACTGCTCCGCAGACGACACCGTGGTCGCTATTAATTACATGCCTACCCAGGGCAAAGACCCGTCCATGGCCTTGACCCGCAACTTATTGCTGGAGTATTCCGGAGCGCAGGAAACAGGGGATATTCATATCCCTGCTGAATCTTGGATGGTGGATTTTTCCCAGCGTATGGATGGTACTGACGGGCGATCCCGGCAGATGACGCAGGATGTGTTTGGGCGACAGCTGTTTTATGGGGATGCATGTAAAGTAGTTAAAGGCTCCGGTGGGTATTATGAGCTGCTGCCGGGTGAAGGCTATGTGGCTGGGATTCGTTTTGATTATCCTGGTAAGTCTGTTTTGGTTTCTGATACGCCGACTTCTATCTGGTTGGATGTTTCCCAGCAGGGAAATGCCATGTCTGACATTCAGCCGGTGGTTAATGTGATGGTTTCGGATCAGGAACAGGTGGATTATATTGATGATTCTGGAGTGCAGCATTATTTAGAAAAAATTTCGAGCATCTCATCGAATTCAGTTGTTTCAGATGATCGCATGGTGTTGCGGACAAATGGTTTATTTACTGAAAGAGTTTTAGGTGAGATAGATGTACGTGATTTTGGTGCCATAGGTAATGGCATTACCGATAATACAGCAGCGTTGCAAGCGTGTTTTGAGTTCGCAATACGTAACAAGTATACGGTTCGTATTCCCAGAGGCGTATACGAATTCTCTAGAATATCTCTAAATATGTCGGGAGAGCTGACCATAAAAGGAGATTCAAATACCATACTGCATAGCACATTAAGTGAGCCTGATTCTAATAAAGCAGCTATTCGTTTTTCTGGAAGCTCAATCAAAGACTTTAGCGTAGTCAAAAACGGAGTTAACAGACACGACGCATCTGTAACCATGGAAGATACAGCTGGTGTACAGCCCGGCGATTTAGCGATCTTTAGCTCAAATCAGTTAATTGATACCGATCATCGTGGTTTCTGGAAAATGGGGTTTGTGGGCAGGGTTTCATCCATTTCAGGCAATAAAGTTACACTCGAAGATGCTCCTCCTGTATGGCTTCCTTCGGAAGAGTCATTCAACATTACCGTTACAGAGAAAATAAGCGCATCGCAATTCAAAGTATCTGGATTAACTGACCGCCGTGGATCAATGTATCCAATAACAGGGATTAGCGGAAACAACTCAGAAGAAGTCAGGAATATTACAGATTATGACCCATTAACTAATATCGTTACTTGTGAATCGACATGGCTATCACCTCCAGAAGTTGGGGATGTTTTTCGATTAGATAAATTAACTCAAGTTAGAATAAGTAGACCGTTAACTGTGTCTCTATCCGGGGGGGTGACATTAACAAGAGATAAGCATTTAACAGCAAATGCGGGAGATGGCGGTTTTTTAGGTTTGCAGCTTCAAGAAAACGCTGATAGCACAGTTGAAGATTGGTCTATTGAAAATTTTTCAGAAACCAACTTTAAATATATGTACTCATATAAATCAGTTATTCGTAACTGTAAAAGTAAAGGAGCCAATCGAATTTACAGTGGGTATGATGGCACTGGTTATGGACTGCTGGATGTGTCCAGTTACAGGTGTCAATACCTGAATAATGATATTTCATTTTGCAGGTGTGGGTTTACGACAGCCGGAGCAGTAGCTCTTTCTGTATATTCTGTAGTACGAGATAACAGAATTACAGGTGGAGGGGTATCTTACACTGGCGAGGGAATACACCCCCATGGGAATCAGGTATCTTATGGATTTGGAGGGCATGGAAATGCATACCATCTTATATACTCTAATAACTATGTAAATGACTGCCACACAGGAGGTAGTTATCGAGATTACATGCCCTCGGTTTTGAAAAATGAATATACAGGATCGATGGAATATCCCTTCTACTTACATCAGATACGTGGAGGGATTTTCAAAGGCAATATTTTTAAACCTATTACAAAAGGAGAACATTTCGTAGAGTTGCGAGGTGGTATTTATAATGCAGAAGAGCCGCTAATTATTAGCGAAAATGTCGCTTATGAATTGGAAGGTGCTTTTGTTGGACTTGTAACAGTAACTGATGAGACAGTGCTAGAAAATCTACACGTCACAAGAAACACTGTGCATTTCAACAAAGCCAAAAGCCAAAAAGTTGGAATATTTGGTACAACTACAGGTGTCAGGCTTTCTAAATGCAGACTATCTGGAAATATAGTCCATTATACGTCTGCGGCAGACGACACAGTTAATACTGGATGGTATGGATTTGCTACACCTAATCGAACATTCAAAGTTGTAAATGATTACATCATAACGGGTGAAAACCAATATTTTGTGAACATAAGCAGCAATAACACAATAGAGATACCATTTAACAATGGCACTGCTACATGCTCTATTGTCGATATAGTAGGAGAGAATAACGGAATTATTGCAACATCAGTTGTTTTGTATGAGGTTTCAGGGAACTCAGGTGATCAGTCACCTCTTGGCTTTGCTAACACCAATAGAGTTTATCCATTGAAAAGCAATGAGCTATCAAAGCCTAAAGACGGATTTGTGAATATATATCAGCAAGGANGTTACACTCGAAGATGCTCCTCCTGTATGGCTTCCTTCGGAAGAGTCATTCAACATTACCGTTACAGAGAAAATAAGCGCATCGCAATTCAAAGTATCTGGATTAACTGACCGCCGAGGATCAATGTATCCAATAACAGGGATTAGCGGAAACAACTCAGGAGAAGTCAGGAATATTACAGATTATGACCCATCAACCAATATCGTTACTTGTGAATCGACATGGCTGACACCTCCAGAAGTTGGGGATGTTTTTCGGTTAGATAAGTTAACCCAAGTTAGAATCAGCAGGCCATTAACTGTGTCTCTATCCGGGGGAGTGACATTAACAAGAGATAAGCATTTAACAGCAAATGCAGGAGACGACGGTTTTTTAGGTTTGCAGCTTCAAGAAAACGCTGATAGCACAGTTGAAGATTGGTCTTTTGAAAATTTTTCAGAAACCAACTTTAAATATATGTACTCATATAAATCAGTTATTCGTAACTGTAAAAGCAAAGGAGCCAATCGACTTCACAGTGGGTATGGAGGTACTGGTTATGGACTGCTGGATGTGTCCAGCTACAGGTGTCAATACCTGAACAATGATATTTCATTTTGCAGGTGTGGGTTTACGACAGCCGGTGCAGCAGCTCTTTCTGTATATTCTGTAGTACGAGATAACAGAATCACAGGTGGAGGGGTATCTTACACTGGCGAAGGCATACACCCCCATGGAGATCAGGTATCTTATGGGTTTGGCGGGCATGGTAATGCATACCACCTTATATATTCTAATAATTATGTAAATGACTGCCACACAGGAGGTAGTTATCGAGATTATATGCCCTCCGTTTTGAAAAATGAGTATACAGGCTCGATGGAATATTCCTTCTATTTACAGCAAATACGTGGAGGAATTTTCAAAGGAAATATTTTTAAACCTATTACAAAAGGAGAACATTTCGTAGAGTTGCGAGGTGGGATTTATAATGCAGAAGAGCCTCTAATTATTAGCGAAAATATCGCTTATGAATTAGAAGGTGCTTTTATAGGACTTATAACAGTAACTGATGACACAGTGCTAGAAAATCTACACGTCACAAGAAACACTGTGCATTTCAACAAAGCCAAAAGCCAAAAGGTTGGAATATTTGGTACAACTACAAGTGTCAGACTTTCTAAATGCAGACTATCAGGGAATATAGTTCATTATACGTCTGCGGCAGATGACACAGTTAATACCGGATGGTATGGGTTTGCTACACCTAATCGAACATTCAAAGTTGTAAATGATTACATCATAACGGGTGAAAACCAATATTTTGTGAACATAAGCAGCAATAACACAATAGAGATACCATTTAACAATGGCACTGCTACATGCTCTATTGTCGATATAGTAGGAGAGAATAACGGAATTATTGCAACATCAGTTGTTTTGTATGAGGTTTCAGGGAACTCAGGTGATCAGTCACCTCTTGGCTTTGCTAACACCAATAGAGTTTATCCATTGAAAAGCAATGAGCTATCAAAGCCTAAAGACGGATTTGTGAATATATATCAGCAAGGACCGAATCTGATAATCATAAACAAGCATAGTTCCGATTTGAATTTATTCGTATCTATAAAGAGGGTTGTTTAATGGCTTTTCCATTTCTGGCATCCAATAGTGCCCGTACTGTGCTGTTTGTTAACTGCTATGACCCTGTTGCGGACTTCACTATTCGATTTAATGATGCTAGTGGAGACAGAGTTGCGTTTAGGACTAGGGATGTAGCACCTACTGACACACGTTTTAACTTAGGCAATAGCGGTTCACGTTGGAATAATGTTTACACTGTCAGCGGTATAATTCAAACATCAGATGAAAGAAACAAGCAAGATTTACGAGACATTTCTGTAATTGAAAAAGATGTGGCTCAAAAAATCAAAGGAATAATTAAAGCTTTCCGTTTCAAGCATGCAGTAAAAATTAAAGGCAATAAGGCTAGAACTCATATTGGTGTGATTGCTCAGGAAGTTGAAAAAACCTTTTCAGATGCGGGGCTTGATGCGTTTGAGTACGGGATTCTTTGCTTTGATGAATGGGATGAAGACGTTGATGACGAGGGCCATATAATTGCAGAGGCCGGAGATCGTTATTCTATTCGCTATGATGAACTTTGCATGTTTATTTTGGCATCACTATGATTTTGTTAAACAATAATAACCTGTCAGGATTTAACTTAACTGTCAGAGCCAATTTCCGAATAGAAACCAAGGAGCTGTCTGGCCAGACCAGCAGCTCCACCCGTTCGGAGGAAGGCATTAAACCCTGCACACTATCCGTCAGTCTGCAGATTCCTTTCGACAACAGCGCCGATCTGACCCGCCTGCGGGAGCTGGCCACTGCCCTGGACAGTGCGGGCAATTTGCAGGTGTACGATATCGTCAACGAAACCGCCGCCGCCATGAAGGTGCGGCAGGTGACGTTTATGGATAATTTCACCGTAAGCCAGGCTGATAACCTGAAAGCCTGGCAGGTGAATTTTACCCTTGCAGAATACCTGTCTATCCCGGAAAAGACCGAGCAACGACAGCCCCAGAAAACCGCCAGTGACCAGAGTGCCGATGGTGAAACCGTGGGCGATGTACCTCCACCCACTAACCAGGAAGAACAGCAGTCTCTGGCTATTCGGATATTGCAACGACTGGACGACGCACTGGCATAACGCCAAAGGATTGCCATGAAAATCATCAAGCAGTTACTGGTTAATGGTGAAGAGGTTGGACTGATCAGCGATGAGACCCGGCTGGAACTGTCCAGCCCGGGACGCGCCCGTTTTTTAGTGCAATCTGATAAACCATTGACGGGAGTCGTGCAGTTTTCGGTGGGTTGGTCGGGTATGGAGCTGTACCGGCTGTTTGTTGGCTATATCGACAAGCCGCCCACCACTGTCAACGCTAAACAGCAGCTGCTGTTTTGCCGGGAGTTGTCTGCCGCCCTGAATCGCCCGCTGCCTATGGGGCTGCGCCATGTTTCCCTGAAGGATGTTCTGGCAAAAATCAGCCAGCAGACCGAACTGGTTTTTGTGACTTCCAGCGCCAGCTATACCCGGAAACAGGCCAGCCATTTCCATCATATCGGAGGTGGGTATATGGCCATGGACGCTATCGGGCAGGTGTTCAATATCCCCCAATATATCTGGCAGCAACAGGGCGATGGTTCGATCTATGTGGGCAGCTGGAGTGGTAGCCGCTGGGCATCAAGACCAGTGCAGATCCCCGACAAGTTTTTCACCGAACACCTGGCCTTCAACAGCGCCCGCATGATGATGGCACCCAGCCTGCGCCCGGGTGTGCAATTCAATCGCGGCATTATCAACTGCCTGACCTGCAGCAACGACAGCATGGTGATTACATGGACGCCATTAAAAGAATTGTGATGCGACTCTGGCCAGAGCTGAACTACGGCTACCACCTGCCCATGCTGGCCCGGGTAATCAAGATTACGGATGCACCGAAAGACGGTGGCGACTGCACAATGGATCGCCCCCGTTTTGCCGTGGATATCCAGCCATTAAACCAGCATGGTGAAGAACAGGGCGAACTGTTGCCCGACGTTCCGGTGGCCATCCCCTACGCTGGCAACCATCGCGGCTTTTACAACCTGCCCGATCCCGGCTCTATTGTTGAATACACTTTTGCCTTTGGCAGACCCGACCAGCCCTATGTGCGCTCCACCCTGCCCATCGGCCTGAAACTGCCAACGGTAGACAAGGACGAAGCCCGCTGGCAAAAATCGGCAGCAATCTACCAGGGCTATGATTCAGACGACAACTGGCATCGGGCAACGCCGGAAAATATCAAGGACAGCGCCGGAAAAATCCGGGAATGCCAGGCCAAGGTCAAGCAGCTGTTAAAAAGCCCCAAGACCTGGCTGGGCAGTGACAGCGAGAATGTGCTGCGGATTTTGTCTGATGCTTTAACCGTAATGGAAACCGCCCTGACCACTATAGCCAACCATACCCATAACGGTGGTAGTACGCCTAAGCCGGATCAATCCGGCATAATTAGCGGAGCCGCCAACCAGATTGGCTCTATTAAATCCAGCAGACTGGATCCCATCACGGAGTAGTTGTTTTTTCATGTCCCGTAACTTCAAGCCGCTAATTCCATGGATTGGCGGCAAGCGTAAATTAGCCCCGCATATCCTGCCGCTGTTTCCTAATCACACCTGCTATGTCGAGCCATTTTGTGGCGCTGCCGCGTTGTTCTTTCTGAAAGAAGAATCAAAGGTCGAAGTTTTAAATGATGTAAATGGTGACCTGGTGAATTTATACCGGGTGGTAAAACATCATCTGGAAGAATTGTATAAACAATTTAAATGGACTCTGACCAGCCGCCAGAATTATGAATGGTTGTTAAAAACAAAGCCGGAAACATTAACCGATATTCAGCGAGCCTCCCGCTTTTTATATCTGCAAAAATTAGCCTTTGGTGGAAAAGTGGAAGGGCAGAGCTTTGGCACCAGTGCTACAAGCCGACCACGTTTTAATATTTTCACATTGGAGCAGGATCTCGCCGACGCGCATTTTCGCCTGGCGAATGCGACCATTGAAAATCTGGACTGGGCAAAGACCATCGAGAAATACGACAGGCCCGGCACTCTTTTCTATTGCGATCCGCCGTACTGGCAGACCGAAGGCTATGGCGTTGGTTTCCCATTTGAGAATTACGAACGCATGGCAGAACTGGCTAAAACCATTCAAGGCCGGATGATTATCAGCATCAACGACCACCCCGACATACGCCGGGTATTTGATGGCCTGTTTATTCGTGAGATCGATTACAAATACACGGTAGGCGGAGCGCAAAATGCCAGCGATTGTGTCGAGCTGGTTTATGGAAACTGGGAACAGGACGAACATCTGGACGGGCAGGTTTCGCAGGAAGGTTTCTCGTTTTAAGTACTTGTATATTAGGGCAATATGCCCTGATATATCAATCAACGCAAGGGCACACCGCCCGGCACTAACCGGAAGTAAAAACGATGGGTGCATAAAGACCGATTCCTTATTCAGCCTGGCGGTTGTTGCTGTTACATGCGGGAGTGGTTGAGCTGGATTAATAAAAAAGCCGGGTGAGATCCCGGCTTTTTTATTACTGAACTGCTTTTTGTATATCGCCCCACTCAATACCCGCAGGTGCATAATCAACATCTGACAAGCTGGACAAGCCTTTGGCTATACCATTGACGGCATAGACTTCATCATTCTTAACCCAATAGCCTGCATGGTTATTCACCACAACAGCCACACCATTATTAATCTGCCCTGTTTGCCAACTATGGGCATCACCCTGCGGGATAGTTTCCAGTACCGCAGAAAGTGCTGGACCTTCTACTTTATCCAGATTCAGGTTGTAACCGATCCCAACCATAACCAAGGCACCTACTAAAAACTTAACCGCACGCTTACGCCCCATATCAGGCTGCCCGAACTTTTCAGGGTTGACGATAATCAACACAGTACCCAGCGCAAGAATGGCACCAACGCCCATTAACAAATAAGCAAACATACAAAGCCCCCAGGACAACAAAACAGACAC